TAAAAGCGGCAATGCCCCAGCAATTTATAGCTATAAGTCATCTGGTGACAACAAAGCTGCTATTGCTGGTTCTGGTTACTTCAATACCGTTCAAGCTCTTATCACTACTGGTGATTGGATCTATACATACGGTAGTGATGGTGGTCAGACCCTTGTTGCTACAAATACATCTGGCGTTATTACAACGGCAGTTATCTAAAGGTTGGGGGGCTTCGGCTCCCCTTCCCCACTAACAGGAGGGCAATATGGCCGCTGGTGATACTTCACTCTCAATCTGCTCAGATGCTCTAATCCTGTTGGGTGCCGCGCCCATTTCTTCGTTTACAGAAGGAACCGATGCGGCCCAGGCTTGCGATAGATTATATCCAGATCTGCGCGATACACTTTTATCAAGCTACCTTTGGAGCTGGAGCGTTCAAAAAGAACAGCTTGCTCGATTGGCTGCTGCCCCAGTAGACGAATGGAAATATGCTTATCAAATGCCAGGCGATATGCTTTCTGGCGTTATAGCCTTGTTTCAAAGCTCTGGCATTGGCCAGTTGCCGGTAAGATACGGCTGGGAAATCTATCAGGATCAGGTTTATACAAACTTTGAAGAGGTTTATATTGATTACCAGGCGACAGTAGATGAGAGCAAAATGCCTCCCTACTTTATCGATCTTCTTACCTATGCGTTAGCTTCTAAGCTATCTTTCGTTATAACGGATCAAATCTCTAAGGCTGATTACTTCAGGGCCGAAGCATATGGCACACCGGCTGATTCTGGGCGTGGTGGTAAAATGCGAGCTGCTATGAATATTGATGGCCGAGGAAAGCCGCCGCAAGTCATTGAGGACTATTCTCTAATCAGCGTAAGGTACTAAAATGCGGGTAATACAGTTCCAGACCAATTTCTCGGTTGGCGAGCTTGATCCGCTTATTCGTGCTAGAACGGATCTACAGCAATATCAGAATGCCCTGGAAGAAGCTACGAATATAATTATTCAGCCTCAAGGCGGGTTTCGTCGCCGTGATGGGCTTCAGTTCATCTATGACTTTGGGGCTACGTTTACAGATTTTAAAATCATTCCTTTTGAGTTCAGCGTAAATGACAGCTATCTTTTAGTTTTGGTCAATCAAAGGATCTATGTTTTTAAGGCTGGAGTGCTGCAAACAAACATAAATGCTTCTGGCAATGATTATATTGCGGCTACTGATATAACTGCCGCGATGCTCGATGAGATCAATTATACGCAAGCGGTTGATACGCTTATTCTCTGCCATGAAGATCTACAAACCAAACGCTTGGTTAGAAACGGCGATACGTCTTGGACGCTAGAAAACTTGCCTCTGACGAACTTGCCTCAGTACGCTTATGCGTTTGATACGCACCAGCCTAACTTTACCATTACGCCTAGCGCGACCACTGGTAATATTACAATTACGGCCTCAGCCGCAACGACAGACACCGGAACCGCTCAGGCTGGCGGGGCTGAAACAATTACCCTCAAATCCTCATCTAGCTTTAGCTCGGACGATCAGCCAAACGGAATGTTTATTACTTTAACATCTGGAACTGGATCAGGCCAAACGCGCCACGTTGAGGATTATGTAGCATCTACAAAGGTTCTAACTGTTTATCCCGCCTGGACTACAGCGCCAGACAACACAACAGGATACAAGGTTGAGCCATTTGCTGCTGCTGCTGTTGGCGAATATGCTCAGGTTATTAGCACCTTTGGCCGCGCTCGATATGTTGAGTTTGTTTCCTCTACGGAAATGAAGGCTGTTGTTGAAGTAAACTTCTTTGATACCAGCGCCGTCACTGCCGGTAACTGGGAAAGCGAGCATGGCTATGAGGATGTGTGGTCAAATACTCGCGGGTGGCCTAAGTCTGCTGCATTCCATGAGGGCCGGTTATACTTTGGTGGATCTAAGTCCAGGCAGAATACGATCTGGGGATCTAATGTAATTAATTACTTTGATTTCAATCCTGGCACTGGCCTTGCCGATGAGTCAGTTGAGGCAACGATTAACACCAATCAGCTTAACAGCATTGTTAATTTGTTCTCAGGCAATGACTTACGAATATTTACAACGGGCGGTGAGTTCGCTGTAATACAATCAAGCGATGATCCAATAACGCCTTCGAGCTTTTTTATAAGGCCGCAAACGAGGCTTGGCTCTAAGCCTGGTGTGCCTATTGAAGATTTAAACGGCGCGTCTGTCTTTATTCAAAGGCAGGGAAAATCTCTGAATGCGTTTCAATTTGGCGACACTACGGCGTCCTATCAAGTTCAGCCCCTCTCTGCTCTCAGCTCTCACTTGCTAAAGAACCCCGTTGATCTTGCTGCTCGTCGCGCAGCTTCTACAGATGAGTCAGATCGCTTGTTTGTGGTAAATGGCACAGATGGTTCGATGGCTGTTTACTCTATTCTGGTTGGCCAGAACGTAATTGCTCCCAGTAGGTTTACAACTGACGGTGAGTTTATTGCTGTTGGTGTGGAGATCTCAGACGTTTATACAATTGTTAAGGCTCCTGTTATTGATTGGAATACTACAGATGGGCTTGCTGCGGCAATAAACGAGATCGCTGCTGGTACAAAGGATGCATCAGACGGCGGTGTATATGCCTGGTTGCTAGAAACTGTTGACTCTTATCCAAGGGCAGATCTTGGTAAGAACGGCGCTGTCGGCACTTTAGACGCTGGGTTTTGGGAATCATATGGCAACGGAACATCTACAATAACCATTGATGCAAATGGTGATGTTACTCTGATTAGAATTGTTTATGGGCCAGGGCCAACAGTTATTAGCTTTACCGATGTAACAAGTAATAACTATATCTATGCCAGAATATTATTGTTTGTTGGCGCATTCTGGGATGCTCATGCTGCCGGTGAGTCATGGGTAAGTAGCTACATTACAAACACCTATCATCTGCAAAAGTTTAATCCAGACATTACTTTAGATAGATCTGTATCTGGCGGGGCTGCTGGAGAAGTTACCAGCACTGGGCTTAGAGATAGAATTGTTAAGATTATACGCGATGGCGTGATCGATGGCACTAAGGTTGCAAGTCACGATGGTCGTGTAGATTTTGCGACCGCTTCAACTACATCCTTCGTCGCTGGCCTTGATTATACGGTGACAGCCAAAACAATGCCAGCCGAGCCGACTTTATCTTCTGGATCTGTTCAGGGGTTTAAAAAGAGGATCATCCAGGTTGATGCAATCGTCAACGGCACTCAGAACATGACAATTAACGGCCAGCAAGTTCCGTTTAGAAATCTTGGTGAGAATGTTTTAGATAAGCCCGTTGATCCATTTACTGGCATTAAAACCGTTCATGGCTTGCTGGGCTATAGTGGTACTGGACAAATAACCGTAAGTCAGAATGTGCCATTGGCAATGACCGTTCTGGGCTTAGAATATCGTTTGAGTGTGGGGAATTAAGATGAGTCAATTAGCATTTGCTGCTGTTTCTGCTGCTGGATCAATAGCTGCTGGTAATGCCCAGCGCAGACAATACGAGGCGCAAGCTAGGCAAGCAGAGCTTCGCGGCAGATCTGAGGCACTTGCGTACAAGCAAAAGGGTGTTGATGCCTTGCGTAATCTTAATCAAACGCTTGCGGCTATTATTGCTCGTTCTGCTGTTGGCGCTGATCCCACATCTGGGTCTGCTGCTACCTTGCAAAAGTTTGCAACAGGTGAGGGCGTAAGAGAATTTAATATTGCCGCTGACAATGCAGTTATGGCCCTTGGTCAAGCAAGTACACAATCTGGCATTTACAAACAAGCGGGGCAAGCAGCTCAGTTAAGCTCTTATGTTGGCGCTGCCGGTACGCTCGGACAGGGCGCATATAGATACGGACAATTATAGGTTAATACATGGCTATCCTTCCCAGATATCAGCGCATCGGCTTACAGACCAGACAGCCACAGCAGATGGACTTTGCGGCTACGCGAGAGCAGGCGAGGCTTGGCCAGACTATTTCTCAGCAAGTAGATCGCATGTCAGACTTTGCCTTTAAACAAGCCGCTCAAGCAGCGGAGCTGCGTGGGCAGGAGCGTGTGCGCGAAGAAGGCGCTTTGCCTACTTTACAAGCGCTACAAGAGGCCGGTGGGCCTACTACAATAGCAGAACGCGCTGCGTCTGATGCCGCTAATCGGATTGCTGTTATTGAGATTGAAAGCCTGGCGAAACAGGATATGCAGAACCTTGTCCGTAATGCTGACAAGGACAATATGTCTATGCCTGCGTTTGAGGCGTCTATGGCAGATATTCAAGATGGCTACGCTGCTTCTATGCAGGCGGTTGATCCGGTTGCTGCTGGTGTTCTGTCTGCTCGTCTAGGCGATAGTGCAATGACCTATCAAGGCCGATACTCTGATATTGCCTTTAGAAAAGCTGAAGCTGCTACAAAAGAGCGTGTAACTCAGATCGTGTCTACTAGCTCTCAGGAAGTACTTGATAGCGCAATACAGCCAGGCGCAACAAGAGAAACCATTGAGGCTGCTGGTGAAAAGCTATTAGCAGATCAGTTGGCACTTGGTGTAAAGGAAGAAAACGCTCGTAAGGTTGTTGACGCAACGCTCAAGCAAGCTGTTAGGCAAAACCGCTTATATCTGTATGACAATGCCGATAGCATTGGTGCAAAGCAGCTATTGCTGGAAGAATATGAAAAGAACCCTCTGCCTGGTTATACCTATGAGCAGAACAGATCCTTTATGATCTCTCTCGATAACAATCTGAAGTCTGAAGTTAATCGGGCGCAACAGCAATCTCTCAGTGAATTAAATAATGCTATAACCGTCCTTGGGGTTACTGGCGAAGCGCCAGAAGGCTATGAGATTAACGAGGATGCGATTGATGACATCTTCCCAACAGAGCAAGCTGCCGCTTACAAAGAGGCATGGGCTGATGCAAATGAGGATGTTCTTAATCGTGGCGCTCTATCAAATATGTCACCAGCTCGCGCTGAAGAAATAACACAGGAACTACTTGCTGAGGTAAGCACATCACCAGATCCCGCTAAGGCATCGAAGCGCCATATTGAATGGGTGGAGGCTGTTGCCAGTAAAAGTGATGCGCTTAAAAAAGATTCGGGGCTTTTTGTTGCTCAAACAAATAAATCTGCGGCTGGAATGATTGAGGATATTCAAGGCATGATAGCCGATGGAAACATTGGCCTCGCGGCAGAGGGAATTTTAATTCTTAATGATATAGCCCAAACTCAATTCGATAGCATGGAAACTCCTCCAGCCCAAAGAAATATAATGCCAAAGGCTTTTGCCTCTCAAATGGTAAATATTATTCAGGGCCTTGAAACAGATATTGCGCCTGGCGTATTTTCTCAAATTACATCTAGCCTTGGAGATGTTGCGCCTAAATTCATTGAAGAACTGAGGGCGCAAGGAATGCGTCCAGAATATGTGCAATCATTGTACATAAACGATGTTAATGTTCAAAAAGAACTTTTAGAGATATCTGGTCGAAACATAGAAGATATTAAGGTTAGCATGGAGCCTGCCGATATAAACGACACCAGAAGAGCAATTAACATGCTTGTTGCAGATTATCGTGAGGGCTTTATGGCTGGTGGTGGCAATACCGGCGAGCAGATATTTAATGAACAATATATGGTTATTGAAAAACTGGCCCTAACTAGGCTTAAAGACGGATATAAACCTATTGATGCTGCCGAGCATTCTGTTGCCGACATCATAAAGGAGTTCGATCAGGTGGTTCTTAACAGACAGGGCAAATATGTAATTCCATTTGAATTTGATGCCGTGGTTATAGAGCAAAATGCTTCTATGTTTTTTAATGAGCAAGTTCTTAAAATGCTTGACTTACAGCCACTAGATTCCTCAATAGATCCTGATTTTGTTGATGAGGCCATAAGTATTGCTGCAATTTCTAGCAACGGGATGTGGCTAAACAATAGCACCGGAGATGGCCTAACTTTGCACTATTCAGTCAATGATGAATTGCTTCCCGTTCTCAGCAAGGATGGATCTGAATATGAAGTTAAGTTTTCAGAAATGTCTCGAATACTTAATGAGATGTATGCGAAAACTCCAGAAGGTACGGGCGATCTTGATGAGGCGGCGGGTTATTTGAGGGAAAGCAGGAAGATAATTAGGGAGCAAACGGGTGTAGGTCGTGCGCCCCTTCAAGTCGAAATAGATGAAGCGGCTGGATTTGCTGCTGAATCAGAGGCGTTTGCTACCGGAGCCAGGACAACAGAATGAGAGCTAGACCGCTCATAACGGAGAACAGGGTTGCTCGCTTAACTGCTGGAGATGATATTCGCGTTTCTCTGGGTCGTGCTGTGACTGAGATGGCCGGTACGCCAATGACCGGCACGTTGATTTCTCGTGCATTTCAGCAAGGCCAAGCGGCAACAACAGCGCTTACTGAAGATCAGCGTGAGCAGTTTGCACAAGCGGAGCGTGATCGTCGCAATCTGCAAGCTGCTATTGAGTATGATCTGGACACAACGACAGATCCAGTCCAACGCGAAGAGCTGCTTTCTAAGCTCGATGGCCTATATCAAGAGAGCCAGGGTCAGAAAGATGCGCTGTTTCAGCAAAGCATCGAGGAAGGCAGATTGTCTACGCCAGAGGATCTTACTGAGCAATACGGTGATCTTCTGACATTTGATGAGCCTATGACGCAAGAAGAGGCCCGTCTACTTTATGAGGGCAAGAAAGAAGAGATGATGCGCAATGCTATCATTTCTCGCAGCCCAACGGGATTTGTGCCTAGCGTTGCTAAGTTTGGTGGCGGTATGCTGGCAATGGCGACAGATCCGGTTGAAGTTGCCACAATGTTTATTCCTTTCGTTGGTCAGGCTGGAAGGGCCAGGTCGATTGCTAGATTTGGTCGTGTAGGTGGCAGAGCGAGGGTCGGGGCAATAGAGGGTACTGCCGGTGCTTTGCTTACTGAGCCACTATATTATGGCCTCTCAAGGGATCAGCAGCTTGACTACACAATGGGCGAGGCGCTGTTGAATGTAGGCGCTGGGCTGTTTCTAGGTGGAGGTATTGGCACTGTTGCTGGAATGCTTGCTCGCGCTGATGTGGATGCTGAGGCTGTGGTCAGAGTTTCTGAGCCAGAGGCTCCTGTTCGTACTGATGTTGTGCCTATTGAGCCTCCCCCGCGCATGACTGAGGCCGAAGCAATGGCCAAGGCTGATCGTGTCGTAAAGCAAACCCGTGAGATGTATGGTGTTACTGGTGGTCGCGTTACATATGAAACTGCGGTTCGTCAGCTCGTAACGGATCAAAGTGTAAATGTTGCAATGGTCTTGCCTAGAGCCGTTAAAAAGCCGCAAACTCTAAGCGACTTTATCCGCGCTCGCGGAGGTATAAACGACCAAGATCCAGTGTTTAGAGGTGAATTTAAGAATGTTGGCTATGGTGCTAGAGCTGGTTATTTCAACAGTTCTGGAAATATGGTTAATGGGATTAGTAATTCAAAGACCGATACTAATGCTGATGGCATGGCTGAGATGGCATTCGAGGCTGGGTTTCTGCCAGAAAGAAATGCAGATGCCTTAATACAAGCGGTTCAAGAGGAAAGCAGAGGCAACTTTGTATTTGCTCGTCAAGACATGGATCAAGCAGAGGCTTGGCGTAAATACCATGAGAGCAAAGATGATCGGGAAAGAGAGATTTCTCATCGTTCTGACATACGCGCAGAGCTTGAGGCCTTGGGCGCTCGTGATATTACAGACGAAGAGATTGCGCTTATTTCGCAAGAAATGGCTCAGAACGATATAGATGTAATCCCAGCATTTGAAAGCGTGACCGGTCGAGTGATGGACACGCAAGCAGAAATGGCCGCGCGTCACGGGCTTGATATTCACAACGATCCTCTTGCTGACTTTGATGCTGCTGCACGTTTTGATCGTGTTGGTGATGACATTGAGCTTGATGAGCCAATCGCGCAGGAAGAGGCAATCATTGCTCAAATGCGTGAAGATGGTGAGCTTACACCGGATCAGATCAAGCAGCTCGATGAGATAGAACAGATAGATGCTCAGGCCCAGGCGTATGTTGAGGTCACTGAAGCCGTAACCGTTTGCGTGGCGAGGTCATAATGGCAGATTGTTTAAAGATTGCTGATGAAGCCAACAAAGGCCGGTTGAGTGATGATGAGCTTGATGAGATCCTGACAGAGCTAAACGCTGAGAAGAAGGCTCGGCAAGCTGCTGGTGCATTGGATCAAATCGAATCTGCTATCTTCGAGCGTGGATTGCTTATTGCGAAAAAGGCAGAACGGGCCAAAAAGATCGAAAAGCGCAATAGGTATATAAATATTCTTAAAGAGCAAAAGTTAATGGCTCTGGCAGAGCGCGCTGATGAAATGACCGGCGATCCATCTCTTGGGCTGGAGGCTCCTCTTGTTGGTGTAAATGCGCCGTTTGAGGGAGCCGGTAGATCTGTCGATTCAATAAATGGTGCATTGGTAAATTCATATCTAGGCGGCATGATTGCGGATCTAAAAAAAGCTGGTCTGTTCACAAGGTTCAATAACATGAAGGGCGACTTTGAGCGTCAGGTTGCCAATGTTCTTGGCGATCTTAACCTTAAAGCGCCGGTTGGTGTTGCTGAGGCATCTGCTGATGCTAAGGCGATGGGCGAGATATTATTTAAATATCAGCGCGCCGCTCTCCAGAGAGAAAACCAAGCTGGATCTTACATAATGCTGAAGGAGGGTCGTGTTGTTCGAGCGAGCCACGATCAGCGCAGATTAGTTAAGGTTGGGCCAGATGAGTGGAAGAACTACATTCGCGGCAAACTTGACTATGAAAAGATGGGCATTGCTCCTGAGCGAATTGAGGGATTTCTTGATAGCGCATATGAGGCAATTACAACAGGCATTCGCAAAGAGGGTGATCGCACTGAGATAAGCCTTGCGTTTAAGGGGCCAGGCAATCTTGCAAAGAAGGAAAGCGCCTCCGGTGTCTTTACCTTCAAGAGCGCAAACGACTGGTACGATTACGATCAAAAGTTCGGAAAGGCTTCCTTGCGTGAGTCATTTCTTCAAGACATTCAATCTTCTGCTCGGGCCACTGCCCTCATGGAGGTTCTTGGCACTAATCCCGAAGCAATGGTGGAGCGCGTTCAGAAGCGTCTTATGGAAAAGTATCGGGGCGATCCAAAGAAACTAAGCAGAATTAAACGTGAAACTGCTGCTATAAATTTTGACGCAGCTCTTGCTGAAGTAACTGGCGATGTAAACATTGGATCACACACTCCGCTTGCGCGTTATATGCACTTCTATCGCTCTATTCAAACTATGGCAAAACTGGGTGGTGCATGGATCTCCGCTCTATCCGATGTGGCATTCATTGCGTCTAACCGGATCTATCAAGGCCGTTCACTGCTCGATGCTTGGGGTGATGGTTTTACCGCCGTGTTTAAGGGCATGAATAAGGGTGAGATGCGTGACTTTTCAGACAGGCTTAGCGTTGGCATCGAGGGTCAGCTAGGTGATTTTATGAGCCGATTTAACGCGGCTGATGACGTACCTGGCCAAACATCTAAAATGATGGCTACGTTCTTCAAGCTCAATCTTCTCCAGCCTTGGACTGAAAGCAACAAGCGTGGCGTGACGCTAATGATTGCCAATGATCTTGGCCGAGAAGCAAGCAAGAGCTATGCGAAGCTGCCAGATGATCTAAGACGTATTCTCGGCATATATGGCATCGATCAGAAGGGCTGGGAAGCTGCTCGCAAGGGTGCAAAGAAAGGGCCAGATGGCCGTGTGTATCTTGTGCCTGGTGAAATACCAGACGTTAAAATGCGTGAGAATATGTTTGCCTTGCTGGTTTCTGAGGCAGATAACTCTGTGCCTTCGCCTGGCGCTAGAGAGCGAGCGATTATTCGCCGTGGCTATCGTCCTGGCACATTTGCTGGTGAGGGCATTCGCTTCCTTACACAGTTTAAGTCATTCGGTGTCACAGCTCTTACTAAAAGCGTAGGGCGTCATATGTATGGCTATGGCGCTAAGTCTATGCGTGAGCAATTACAGCGCGGCGTTGGTGCTAATATGGGCATCGTCAACAGCATCGTCGGCACAACCGTTCTTGGATACTACGTTATGCAGCTCAAAGAGGTTGCAAAGGGCCGTGAAATGCGTCCACCAACTCCAGAGACATTTATCGCAGCAGCAATGCAGGGCGGTGGATTGGGTATTTATGGCGATTTCTTATTTGGTGAGGCCAACAGATACGGCGGCGGCACATTGCAGACTATTGCGGGGCCAGGCATTGGCACTGCGTCTGAGGTCATTGACTTGTTGCAAAGAACCAGAGGCGTGGTTGCTGGTGGTGATGAGGATCTTCGAGGGGATGTTGTTCGCCTACTCAAGAGCAATACACCATTTGCCAATCTGTTCTACACGCAGCAGGCCATGAACTATCTAGTGTGGTATCAATTACAAGAAACGGTCAACCCTGGATATCTTCGCCGCATGGAGCGCCGTATAGAGCGAGAAAACAATCAAACTTACTGGATGCCACCAACCAGTATCATTCAAACAGGAGGCGGCTTCCGATAAGCAATTATTGGATCATCTGCAAAAATCTGGTATAGAGTAAACATAGACATAGGAAAATGACATGGCTGATATTCCAATAAATCCGGTTACGCGCCGAGTTGAGTTCACAGGTAATACTGGAACCGGCCCATTCGCGTTTACCTTTAACGTGCTTGCTCAGGCAGATGTTGCTGCTTACAAAAACAATACATTGCTTGCCCTTACGAGCGATTACACAGTGTCACTAAACTCAAACGGCACTGGATCAATAACGCTTGTATCTGCGCTAATTGCTACGGATGAGCTGGTAATTATCGGTGACTTGGCGTTATCCAGAACAACGGACTTTGTGACTGCTGGTGACTTGCTTGCTTCATCTTTGAATGAGCAGTTTGACAGTAATGTTGTTATGTCTCAGCAGCTCGATGAAAGATTTGACCGTACTATTCGCTCTCAGCCAGGCGATATAAACAAGAATCTTTATCTGCCCCTGGTGAGCAGTAGAGCCAGCCAGCTTCTTAGCTTTGATAGCTCAGGTAATATCACAACTACAAGCCTGTCTAATGTTCCTGATATTGGAACGGTAAACTTAACTGTTAGTGGCGTTGCTTCATTCGCAGATGGATCTGCCTCTGCGCCAAGCATTACAAATATTGGCGATACAAATACAGGTATGTATTTCGGCGCGGCAGACCAGATAAACTTTTCTATCGGTGGCTCTGAGGTGATTAGCGTAGCATCCACCGGCACAACCATTTCTGGGCTTTCAATCAGCAGCGGCGATATATTGCTGACAGATAATTCTGCAACTGCCCTGGAGATTAAAGAGGGTTCTAATAATTATTTAACTTTCATTACAACAAACGGATCTGAAAAACTTTCGTTTGGCAGCACGGCTAACCCGACATTTGAGGTTAATGGTAGCTTTAGACAGCCGCTTATAGCTGCGACCACCAGCTTTTTTTCTCAGACTTATAGCGGGGCAACGCTTTCAGCCACCAATGGCGCTGTAAATATCGAGTCATACAGCGCAAGCAAGGCTGGCATTGTCTTAAATGGTAGTGGAGATCAGATAACATTTACGTCTCCGACTTTGGGTTTTGTTGGCCTGGTTCAAGTTGTTGGTGCGATTACGACTAACACAAGTCTTAACATTGCCAGCAGCACTACGGTTGATGGGATCTTAGACGAAGATGACATGTCATCTAACAGCGAGACTAAGCTGGCTACGCAGCAGTCGATCAAAGCCTATGTGGATGCACAGGTTGGCACAGTTGATACGCTTGCTGAGGTGCTTGGCAATGGCAACACGACTGGCTCTAATAACATTATTGTTACTGCTGGTCAGTCCATTACTGTGGATACTATTTCTGAAACGACTGCTGCTAATGGTGTGGTTATTGATGGCGTAACCCTAAAGGATGGCGGCGCTACAGTAACGGCAGATGTGTCCTTCGGCGTTAACGACAAAGCCATTTTTGGCGCTGGGTCTGATCTCAGCATATATCATGATGGGCTTCATAGTTATATAGAAGATTCTGGTACTGGTCGACTTCATTTTAAATCAAATAGTTATATATTCTATAATGCTGCTGGAACAGAACGTGCTATAGACTTTCTAGAAAATGATGAGGTTCGTCTGTATTTTGACGGCTCTGAAAAACTCGCCACCACCATCACAGGTGTAGACGTCACTGGGGCTTTGACCAGCGATGCGCTTACTGTGGATGGGGATGGAACTTTTTCTGCAACAAATCCAACCGTAGACATTAAGGCTACAAACGGAAACGATGCATCTTTAATTTTAATGGAAACAACGGGTAATGATTTTGGTGCAAACGGTGCAAACGGTTTTAGGTCAAGATACGATGGTGGAGATAACGCCCTTTATATTCAAAGTGGTGCGGAAACAACGATTAGAAATAGGATAAAAGTTGATCGTGACACAGGCGACATCTCTTTCTACGAGGACACAGGCACCACGCCAAAGTTCTTCTGGGATTCTTCAACAGAACGTCTAGGTATTGGCAATAGCAGCCCTACTACAGCCCTTGACGTCACTGGGACTATCACCAGCGATGGGCTGACTGTGGATGGGGATGGTGTTGTAGGAACATTTAGCAGTTCAAATAATAACACTGTCTTGCGAGTAAAAGGTAATGGTGCAACTAATGGTGGGGCCATAGGCTCTACAAGCACAGATGACTTGGTTTTGCTTTCGGGCCTGACAGAAAAGATGCGCATTCAAAACAACGGCGACATCAGCTTTTATGAGGACACAGGCACCACTGCCAAGTTCTTCTGGGATGCGAGTGAGGAGAACTTGGGGATAGGTACGACAAGTCCAGACCGTGCTATTAAAATCCATAAGGACAATGCATACGTTTGGCTTGCTGATGCTGCGGGTGGAAATGTAGGTTTTCTCGGAGGCAGTGGTGCAAACGATGGCCTTGTGCGCCTTTACGAGGGAACAGGACACACTGCAAAAGTAGAAATACACAGTAACGCTGATAGCTATTTTAATGGCGGGAATGTTGGGATTGGTACGAGTTCGCCTAGCACAATACTTCAAGTAACAGGAAATAGTACAAGCAGAAATACTATTGTTTCAAATTTCACTTTAGACGGAGGAACAAGTGTAGCAAATCCGTATGATGGTTTTGGATTTGGTATTAACTTTATTGGCAGAGATTATGGTAACGCCGTAAGAAACTATGCAAGCATCAATACTGTTATGCTGGATCAATCCTCCTCATCAGGGGGTGGTGATGCTGGTTTTGAATCAGGATTAAGTTTTTATACAAATGGTGGTGGTGCAAGTGACACTGATCCTTCAGAACGCATGCGCATCAATTCAGACGGCTCATGTCGCTGGACGCCTGACGGTACAAACCCTGATATGACACTGGATGCGAGCGGTAACTTGTTGGTGGGGACTACAACAACCTATCCTGCAGGGGCTGGGGTTTCTGGTGCCTTTATTGAAAGCCTTGGGCGTATTGAGGCAAGCCGTGCGTCCGCTCCTGCAATAAGAGCGAACCGTAATACAACTGACGGCGACATTGTAGAGTTCCGCAAAGACGGCACCACTGTGGGGAGTATTGGGGCATCTCAAGGTAGCCTCTATAGTGGTTCTGGTGATGTTGGCCTTTTGTATAGATCGTCATTTAACGCTATATACCCATCTGACAGTTCAGGTAGTTTCACTAAAGACAACTCTATTGATCTAGGCGGCTCAACACAACGCTTCAAAGACCTCTACCTGTCTGGCTCTATTCACGGTGACGTTAAGTTTGAAAATAATGCTGGTACAACTGAGTATGCTAGGTTTGACAGCAATAACTTGCTGGTGGGTAAGACAAGTGCAGATAACACCACGCAAGGCATACGTTTGTTGGGTTCAGCAGGTTTTGCATCTTTTGTGAGAGCAGGGGCTGAACCTATTGTTGTTAATCGTTTAACGGATGATGGCGATCTAATTGAGATCCGCAAAGACGGCGCTACTGTGGGGAGTATTGGGGCTAATTCTAGTGCTGCTTATTTTGTAGGTACGGCTCATGGCCTAATTATGCATACTGGTGATGTGCGACCTTGTACAAACACTGGTGCAAATGATGATAATTCACTTGATTTAGGAGCGTCTTTTGCTCGCTTTGCTGACATCTACGCCACCAACGGCACCATACAAACATCTGATCGCAACGAGAAGCAGGACATTGCAGAACTAACAGACGTAGAGCAACGTGTCGCTGTAGCTGCCAAAGGTCTACTCCGTAAGTTCCGCTGGAAGGATGCAGTAGCAGAAAAGGGTGATGAAGCCAGAACACACTTTGGTATTATTGCACAAGACCTACAAGCAGCATTTGCAGCAGAAGGTTTAGACGCTGGTGACTATGCCATGTTTATCTCAAGCACTTGGACTGACGAAGAAACTGGCGAAGAAAGAACACGAATGGGCGTAAGATACAGTGAACTTCTCGCCTTTATTATAGCTGCTATTTAAGGAGAAACACTATGGCTATTACTTACACTTGGACTATCCCAACACTAGAACACGAAATCGCTGACGGTGGCGTTTACATTGCACATTGGAGATGCACAGGCGTTGATGACGATGGCAACACAGCATCTAGCTATGGCACCTGTGGCCTAACCTATGATGCCTCTGCGCCTGACTACACGCCGTATGCAGATATTACAAAAGATCAGGCTCAAGGCTGGGTCTGGGGTCATGTATCCCAAGAGGATACTGAAGCTGCTATTGCTGCTAAGATTGCTGCGATAGCTAATCCAACGTCTGCAAGCGGGGTTCCGTGGTAGACATAACCTGAAAGGAGATCAACGTGGCTGAAGAACAAAAGGTCATTACGATTGACGAAGTAGAATACACTGAAGATCAACTGAGCGATGTTGCAAAGCACTGCATAAATCAGATCAATTCTCTTGATGGAAAGATCCGAGGACTTGAGCTTAACATAGAGCAGATGCAAGTTGGTCGTGCTGGATACATGGAAAAGTTGAAAGCTGAAATAAAGGAAGAAGAGTAATGGATAAACGCACCGTATCATCTGCTCATACACGCATTGATGGATTGGAGAAGGAAATCGTGGCTATTAAAACCGAGATGGATATTCAATTCAAAGACTTGTTTAACCGCGTAAAGCGCTTAGAGGCAATTGTTATTGGTGCGTCTGCCTTCATCATAGCTCTGCTTCTTCGCATAAATATGATGGGCTAATGCTCTGCGCGCTCACCAACATACTGGTGGGCGTGGCAACCTACGGGTATTTATATACTGCTTGTATATATCGCTGCCCTTCTGGGATCTGGCATCATTATCCTTATACCATCCGGGTTCCCTATAAGGCTCCATGCTTGTCTTACATCAAGATAGGTAAAGACACATGATAGATCCTATCACAGCCATTGCCGGTGCTACACAGGCTTATAATCTTGTGCGCAAAATGGTTTATGCGGGTCAGGAACTAGAGAATGTAGCTGGCGCTCTTGGCAAGTGGTATGGCTTTGCGGCTGATCTGGGAAGAGCGGAGCAACAGCGCAAGAACCCGCCAATATTTACCAAGCTGTTTTCATCTGGATCTGTGGAGCAAGAGGCTTTGCAGATTATTATTCACCAGAAGAAGCTGGCCGAGCAAGAGAAAGACTTGCAGCAAATGCTGAACAATAGATTTGGCTATGGCACTTGGCGTGAGATGGTGGAGCTACGGCGCAAGATTAAGAAAGAGCGCGAGGATACATTATACCGCCAACAAGAACGGCGTGCTGCATTCTTTGAAACTGTATTGGTTGTGCTTCTATTAGTCATGCTTGCTGCGATTATTGGCGGGGGCACTTGGTTGACTGGTCTTGGCGCTGGGTGGTGGTAATGTCTGACGGCGTAAGTGGGGTGGGATCAGCGCCGTTTAACGTAGGGTCTGATATTCACCAGCAAACCAGGGCGCGTGAGAAGATAGAAACGCACCTGGTAGAGCAGAGAGTAGAGAAGCAGCATAGAGCTAACCACACGCACCTGGAAGCTCTCAGAGAGCAGAAGTTGGATTTAGGAAAGGGTTATGATAGGTTCGGTGCTAAGACCACTGCTGATAGACCACAAGGAACGAACATCAACATAGAGGTTTAACATGGAAAAGATACTTGCCTGGAAGATCATGCCGCGTCTGATGATGCTGGTAATGACTGTAATGTATATTCGCTGCATTGAGTGGGCGCTGACTCAGCCTGATCTTAGTACACAGCAGAGCGCACTTATTAGTGTTGTTGCTGGTGCAATGACTGGTGCATTTGCTGTATGGTTGGGATCGGAGAAATGATTGATAAGCTGATAGCGCCGGTCACTGGCCTCTTAGATAAATTTATTCCTGATGCTGACGAGAAAGCAAAGCTCGCGCACGAGATTGCCACAATGTCGGATCGACACGCGCAAGAGCTGGCCCTCGCTCAAATAT